GCTCCCAAGGGAACTCGCCTTTGCCATAACGTGTTAAGCCACTATGACTGCAAGGTCCACGTTCCTTAGCAAGTTCTACAGTTGCTTCTGTCAAGTAGTATGCTTGATGTTCCATCCATGACTTAACTTCCTGTAGTGCATCTTTCTCGCCATACTGTAAGCCACGTTTAGCATGCCAGTAAGCAAGGTTAGTAATACCAATGCCTAATGGCTGTATTTCTTGGTTGCTTAACTGTGACTGAATGGAAAGAAAATCTTGGTAGTCCAAAATATTACACAGGCTACGCTGAAGTATGCGGCAAGCGCGACGCATATCTTCTGGATTACGGAAAGCTCCCCAGTTGATGGAACCAAGCGTACAAAGAGCGATACGACCAGCGTCGTCATCCAGACGTTTAAAGGGTTTAGTAGGAAGAAGTATTTCACAGCACAAGTTACTCTGGTAAATGGTATGATACTCAGGATCAAACGGTCCTTGATCCTGTACGTTATCAATAAACACTAAGTAGATGCGTCCTGTATCTGTACGCTCTTTTAGTATGCCGCCCTTGAATACATCTTCTGCGGCCATAGTTTTAGTTCTTAAATCTTTTCTCTTCTCGTACTTAACATACAACTCTTCGAACAAAGCAGTGTCCTTGTAGAAGGCCTCATACAGTTCAGGCACTTCGTTGGGGTCAAAGAATGTGATGTTTTCTTTATTTTTGAATCTGCGCCAAAAGAAGGCAGAGAGCACGACCCCATAATCCATAAATCGGACTCGGGTTTCTTCAGTGCCTTGATTATTCTTAAGCACGATAAGATCATCAAACTGATGATGCCAAATAGGATAAAAGACTGTAGCACTAGCATTACGAATGCCTCCTTGTGAACAACTACGTAGGTCACCAAACCACTTTTTAAGGAATGGGATCATACCTGTGTGCATGATCTCGCCACCGCGAATGGGGCTACCTAGTGGACGTAAACGACCAATCTCCAAACCAATGCCAGCACGTTTGCTAGCATACTTGGCCATCATCTCACCGGAAGCAAAAATACTATCAAGGTCATCATCACTGCGAATAAGAACGCAACTAGAAAATTGTTTAGTAGGAGTCCCCAAACCAGCCAATACAGGAGTAGCAAGAGTGAATAAACCATCAGATGCCGCGTTGTAGTATTCTTTGATATAACGCATACGTGTTGTATTAGGCTCTTCTTTATGAAAGACAGTAGCGGCTGCAACCATGTAGCGAACTTGTGGAGTTTCATAAATTTCCTTTGTAGCTCGATTGCGTACCAAGTATTTTTCAATCATTTGCTCAATAGCCGCGTATGAATATTCTTCGTCTTTAGAATGATCAATCATGTCGTTCATTCTGTTCCAATCTTCTTCAGTATACCACTCAAGAAGTTCTGGAGTATAAAGACCAACTGCGACATTTTTCTTTACGATTTCGTAAAGATGCGGTGGATCATACGACCCATATACATCTTTACGCAACATACTCAAACGTTGCTTACCTGCTACAAACTGATAGTTTGTATGACCTACATCAGGGTTAGACTCAATGTCAATTAAGTCGACAATAGCACGAAGAGTAATACCATCAATCTCTTGTGTAGTAATACCATCGTAAAAATGTAATTGTGCTTTGATCTCAATCATTGACTGACTGACATCGGCGATACCTTGGCAGACTTTGGCCACTTGTGCTTGCCACTTTTCAATGTGGAGTGGTTCTTTTTGTCCGCTTCTCTTAACTACTGTAATCTGCGTCATTCTACTCTCTATCTAAATTGTGATACTGCTATTTTATTTGTTGTTGCTTCAACTGCCGGATGATTTTTACTTCTTGGAAGGTATTTACGACACTGTCAGGGCTCCAATTAAGTATATATTTTCCCTGAGCCACCCGGACTAAATTACTACCATCTTCAGTCAAAACCAGCTCTGCATCTACCATATCCGCACGGTCTAGCAAACTTATAGTATAGAGGATTCCTAGGGCTCTTGCAAGATCACAATAGACATTATCGCTCAAAAGTTGCCAAGGATCTGGCCACATCGGTTGGTCGTCCCAATGTAAGTAGTAAGGTTTCCAGGGGATTTGGAACCACCAAGCATTAATTTTTTCTAATGCTTCTGCTAGTTCCATGTCGCGAGCTTGCGCTCGAAGTTCTGTCCAGGCAGTTAGCCTGTCAGCAAAATCTTTGGGCCAAATCAATTAATACCCGAAATAGTTAATAGAATAAGAAAGATTAGCGTTAGTGCCGGTACTAGTTGTAGTATAAACAAAACTAACTATATCAGCTGCTTCAGTAAAACTAAATGAAACACCTGTATCACTATTTTCAACGTAGTCATCTGTATAATTGATGTCGCCTGTACTGTCTACTGTACTTGCAGCAACCATAATTGTGCCAGTGCGATAAGCTGTGCCACGTCTTACAGTATAATTGATGCTAAATGCCGGTCCAGTATTTGCACTATTAAATGTTGTAATAGTTCCAGTATCATTATCAGTTAATGTGAATAAAGCTCCACTTAATCGAGTATATGTACCTTGTTGTGTTTGAATGCCATTTGTAGTAGCAATGCTTTGTGTATCATTTAATGTAATGCGTGGATAACTTGTTCCAGGAGTTGCTGCTACAGCATAAGCATCAGAGCGTTCAAACATATCACTGATACTAATGTTATTATTAGATTGAATATCAATTATAGCAGTATAAGGAGTTGTTGTTCCACCAAAATGATTTCCAACATCATAAAAAGTGTTATAACCACTAGCATTTAAACTAACATCGCCAAATACTATACCCTCGGCATAGATATTATCAAAAACATTATGTGTGACACGAACTCCTGTTGGACCACCATTAACAATTGTACCTGTTCCAAGATTTACACCCTTGTATAAAGTGTCAAAATAACCATTTGTAAATGTAATACCTTTGGTTTGCTGATCAGCATCAACGCCATAAACTGTGCCACTAAATCGACAACCATCAAATACAATCTGTTCACAAACTAAACTAATTGTGCTAGCAAATGTCACACCTTTAGTAAAATCTCCTTCGGTAGTTAAATTTCCCTGTGTTAAGGGGCCAAAGAATCCTGCATTTTGAAAATTACAATTAGTTGCGTCTTCAACTAAAAATACATCTGTATTTGGATCTAAATTTCTAAATCCCATATTCATTACAGTGACATACCCAGGAGGGGTAGCGCCGTTGGTGCCGATATTAACACCATATTGTTGTAAACTGTCTGTAGTGCGAGCAACGTAAGCATTTAATGTTGAATCATCGACACTATTATCTAATGTAATTACGCTATTGTTTAATCCTTCTCCCCAGAGAGTAGCATAGGTAGGAATTAAAATACTGCTAGTAATACGATATACTCCAGCTGGGAAAAATAAACTACGACGGATTTGAGGATTAACTTCGCGGCAAAATAATTGATATAGCGCACGATTAATAGCATCAGTGTCATCGGTGACACCGTCACCCACTGCGCCAAAGTCTTTAACTGTAGCAAACTGATCTAACCAACTTTGTAAACTTTGAACAACAGGGTCGCCTGCTGTAGGACCGGTCTGTACTGTATAACCGGCAGCTTGACCTTTATAAGTGTAGGTAGTATTAAGAGCAATGATATCAGAAAATTCAGTTAGAATTTCTGTATTGCCAATAACCGGAGCACCTTCTTCTAATGTACCATTACCAATATATAATCTGCGTTGGTCAACACTCCACCCAAATTCTGCACCAGCTAATTGTGGTAAGTTTTCCTGTAACCCTTTACGGTTAGTAATTTGCGATATTTGTACAATAGCCATTTAATCTACCCTGATTTTATCCAGTATTTAGCTGGATTAGGCTTGTAGGTAGTATAGCTCTAAACGGCGCCACCATTGGTCTGCCCAATAGTCAAAATCCTCAGGTTTTAGTATGAATTCCTGGTATTGTGGGCGATGCATGGGCTCCATTGTGTTAGGATCAACTTCGGGTTTTACACACATTAAAACAACACCTTTACGAATGTTTGTACCATACACTTCGTTGTGTGCTAGTGCATACGCTACTAACTGCAAATAATAATCTTCAATCCACTCTTGACGCTTGGGCTTGTTAGTTTGTTTGTAGTCTAAGATACTTTCATCATTTAAGTGTATGCCACAGCCATCGGTTGTGCCCGCATACAGTTGTGGAAAATATAAGGGAATTTCTACACCCCAAAACTCGTTAACATTTTTAAGTCCATCTTCAATAACAGTTTGTGCCATGGCGTGACTGGCGAAACTAAACGGATTTGACCCGCGCTCTTTCATTTCGCCAGTTTTTACATAGTGCTCTAAGTAGGCGTGCATACGTGTACCGCGGCTAGCAGCTTCGGTGGTAATTTTTTGTGCATTTTCTACTCCTACACGTTTACGCCACTCGTTAAGTGCTTGTTTCTTTTCTTCTGGTTTAGTTTTATCTAAAATAGTTGTGACACTAGGAACTTTTTTGCCATCTGGTGTTTGATACATTCTTTTTCCATCAACCGAATGTCTAGATAGTTCGTGGTAGTTAAATTTTGGATTGTACATTAGATCCTTGTTTGGTTGCATACTTCTTAAAATGTTCTTGATTGCGTTCAGCAATTTGATACATTTTGTTAATCTTTTCAGATTTATTAGAACTATTATACAGTTCTTTTAAACTTTTTACAATAGCATAAACCCTGTTTGTTGGGGTTAATTCTTGATCATAACTTTCGTCAATAACCGAACTAAATGTTTCAAACCCCATATCTTGTAATTGCTTTAAACTACCTGCACCGGATACTAATAGAAATGGTTTTCCAGTAGCTAAGGGTTTGGATGTTTTTTCAGTAAACCAAAAATCTCCAAATGGATCTGTTTCGCATACAACTTCAATTTGATAATGATTCCAACAATTAGGATAATACTGAAATGCATCTTCGGGAGGTATTCTTCCTGAGCGAGCAGTACTAACTAAATCAGTGTCAAATCTTTTGTTAGCAAACCACTCTTGTTCTTTTTGATATAGTTCTGTAAAAGGTTCGTGATGCCACCAATGCTTTGACTGAAAAATTATGTAAGTGTCGTTATTAAATGCTTGATCTAATTCATAGGCCAAACGCATACGTGTTGGTGTAAATCTACCAATAATACTACCAACAAAACATGCATTAGAAATATCTTTATTAAATGTTGGAATACGTCGATTAGAACTAATAAACACTCCTAATACCATTGGCTGAAATGTAAACGGTTCTGTTAAATGTGTGTTGTGAGTATGTATTATTATTGATTTTTTGTCAATGTTAAATATCTGACAAACAGTTTCTAAAAATTCTAAAAATCCGCTAGCAACTAAATTTTCTCCATCGTTAGCAATTACTGTAATTTTTTGATTGTTGTAGTGTGTAGAAAAAATATCTAACAACCACTCTTTATTAGCACAAGTATTATCCTTGATTGCAAAATACTCAGCTAAAATAACAATGCCAGTATCGGTGATTGTAATTGCTTGTTTAGACATAATTAGTTAAATTTAAATCAAACAATCGATTCCACTGTTCATACACATAACTACGAAATCTTTTTTGATTATTAAGTAGTCTCTGCTGGAATTCTAAACTATAATTTACTTTTAAAGTCTCGACTGTTTCTACTGCTCGGGCGGAATAATCTTGTTCGGTCACACAGCCTGCGTAATCAACAATATCTTCAAATGTATCAAACCCTTGTTGTTTAAGATATTCACGTAAACAAGGTTGTCCATATACAAAGAATGGCCTAAGACCTATAATAGGTTTCCAAGTTTTTTCACTAATAAAAAATTCTTTGTTATCAAATGTTGTTTCTGTGACAATATTTAAATATGCATCTTGCCAGGTGTTAATATCGCCCAATGTATAAACATCATTAGGAACATGATAATCCACTGCGTCTAGTTCGGCTTGGTCAAGATTAACTGCTGATGTTAAATGTCCTTGATCCTGAACTTGTTGAAGATGTTTCATTATTACACGACGATGTGCATGTGGTTTACGATTCAGGCACATAAATTTTTTAGCACCTGGTTTAATTTGCAATTCTTCATTGGTGTAGTATTGGAAGTGCAAATCACAAACCATAGCCCAAAAATCTAAACGATAGTGATTAGAATTGCCAATAAAGATATGTGGTACGCCACTATCCTTGACAATTTGTGTTGCTTGAGGTATTGCAGGATCTACAAAGTTATGACAAATTATAAAATTTGGTCTGGCATCATTAATTTCTGTAGACAAATCTCTATCTAACAACCATGTAGTATTAATAAGCATCACAGAATCAACTGCAAGCTGATTTTTTGCTTTTTGTTCTAGTATATTTCTTATTAGTTGTTCGACACGACCAGCTTTCCATGCATAAGGAAAACCGTTGTCACTTTTGATTATCTTCAAATCCTAAAACTTTCTCCGCAACCACAGCGGTCTTTTTCATTAGGATTACGAAATTCAAAGCCTTCATTAAGACCTTGACGTACATAGTCCACTTCTAGGCCATCCATTACTAGTAAACTTTTAGGATCAACTACAATGACAAAGCCATCTTGCTCAAAGGCTGTGTCGGCAGGACTTAGTTCATCTACATATTCTAAAACATAAGCAAGCCCAGAACAACCTGTGGTTTTTACACCTAAGCGAATGCCCATGCCTTTGCCACGCTGTTCTAAATTACGACGAATTCTTTTAGCTGCTGTGCTTGTTACGGTAATCATTTACAGCTGCCTTAATTGCATCTTCCGCAAGTATGCTACAGTGGATTTTAACCGGTGGAAGGGCGAGTTCCTCTGCAATTTGAGTGTTCTTAATCGATTGAGCCTCGTCGAGCGTTTTACCCTTGACCCACTCCGTGACGAGCGACGAGCTCGCAATCGCAGAACCACAGCCATACGTCTTGAACTTGGCGTCCGTAATAATTCCATCTTCAACCTTTATTTGTAAACGCATGACATCACCGCAAGCAGGAGCACCGACAACACCGGTGCCGATACTGCTATCAGTGGCATCCATCTTACCAACGTTTCTTGGATTTTCATAGTGATCTATAACCTTATCAGAATAAGCCATTTTTAGTTAGGTACCATTGCATATTTGTAACAATCACAAGCAGGATCTAAGATATACTGCCAGTGATAACCTGCAGGTAGTCCAGGCGCAGGAGCTGCTTGTTGAACATACGTCACAGGTGGTTGAACATACACTGGTTGCTGATAAACAACCGGTGGTGGTGCATAATAAGGGCGAGCTAATGCAGCTCCTACTACTACGCCAGCTAATGCCGGTGCTACCCAATTATTATTATATCCATAATTGTTTACATAAACTGGGCCGCGGTATCCATAATATCCGCCACGATAGTAGTAGCCGTTAGCCGAGGCCGATACGGTGGCGCCTAAAAGGCATAAAGCTACAATTAACTTTTTCATGATTGACTCCTTACAGTCTGATCTAGACTGTTATATTATATTACTTCTTTGAAAAAAGAGCAAGGATTTTGGCTTGAATAGTTTTGGCAAAATCTGGTTGAGGGAAATTCCAACCAATAAATGCACCTAATAATAACCAGAATATAGTTTCTAACATGATAGTCTCCTTTATGAACGGCGTTTCATTGCTGCTTTAGCGTTTGAATTTACTACAGCTTCGGCTTGATCCACACTCATGCCGGTTTCAGCTTCGGTATTACCTTTAAAACGGACAACACCCGAATTTGGATCAAATGGTTCTAATACATTAGAAAGTGGTTCTTGAGATGCTACGTTCACTAAAGAATCGGGTGTAAGATTAACTCCGAGACTACGAGCTAAATCTATAAATGCCTTTTGACTGATTTCTTTTTTAGCCGTAGTATCTTCAGCACGACCTGAGAGAAATTTAGTTAATGCTAACAATTTCTCTGAGTCTGGTTGAGCAAACTCAAAAAGTCTCATTATCTGCGAGCGCGGCCTAAGTCGTTTACACTGCCGCCAGCTGGTTCTTCAACTTCTGCGTCAACTTCAACTTCTTCTTCGCCTTCTGGAGCAGGTGGTAATTCTTCCGCACCCAGTTCAGGAGCAGGAGCACCTAATTCTTCGCCAGGCACAACTGCACCTTGACCAGTGACAACACCTAATGCATTGTTAAGTTGCTCTTTACTACCTTGCAAGTTTTGTGTCAATGTAGTAAGTGCGCCAGTTGCGTCTTGGTTGAATTGCATAGCTTGATCTGGGCCAACTTGATTTTTAATTTGATCAACCAATGCTGGTAAATCTTTAAACTGCATAGCTGTAACTTGTTCGATCATCTTTTGTACTTGGTCAACCATGTCTTGCGAGGCCAAAACAACTTGAGCTTGTTGTACATCAGAACCTTCTACCAAACGACTTTCTGCCATAGGCATTGACAATTGTTTTTGCAAATCTTGTAACTCTTTTTGTTTGAGTCTGATTTGATCTTGAATTTGTTTTTTCTTTTGTTGTTGTTGTAAGGCCATTGCAGCAGCTTGTTTCTGTGCATCAGCTGGAGTGGCGACGCCACCGGCTGTTGGCATTTCTTCTTTTAATTTGCCAGCTAAACCTTGTTCCATAACAACTAATTTTAAGTAAGTTGGGTTCTTTTCACTAGTGTGAAAACTTGGAGTAGCACGATGTTCAGCAATTAAACTACGAACACGATTAAGCATATGACGTGCTTGTGTGCGTGTTAAGTTATCAAAAGATACCGAGTTACCAAAGTAACTTTCAAAAACCTTAGCGGCTTGTTTTGTTGGGCTGATTACGGCCAATTCTTGCAGTTTCATTATTAAATCCTCGTTGTTGAATATATTTAGCCCAATTTACGCATTTGGCTAATTC